TGGAAAGATCGTTGGCTTCTTCGCTATGCTACTTGTTTGATCAAGCAGCAGTGGGGAGCAAACCTTTCTAAGTTCATTGGTATGCAGCTTCCTGGTGGTATTCAGTTCAATGGTCAGAGAATCTACGACGATGCCACACGCGAGCGCGGAGAACTAGAACGTGAGATGATCATTAGTTACAGCCTACCTGTTACGGATATGATCGGCTGAGAATATACCTTTTGTATAAATATACGACCGTCGCGGAGCGCCAACTCCCACGGTCTCTAACGCTAGAAGGAGCATCAGCTATGTACTACTTATACATCAAAACTCACAACGAGACAGGTCTCAAATATTTCGGTTACACCGAAAGCAAAAATCCGTATACATACAAAGGTTCCGGCAAAAAGTGGAAAAGGCATATAGCCAAACACGGTTACAATGTAACGACAGAGATTGTTTTTTCTTCTGAAGACAGAGAACAAACAAAACAAAAAGCTCTTGAATACTCTGCTCTGTGGAACGTGGTAGAATCGGAAAAATGGGCTAATTTAACTACAGAACAGCTTGAAGGCGGTTTCTACCACATCAATGTTTCGAAAGAAGCAAGAGCAAAATCTGTAGAATCTAAAAGAATTAACGGCTGTTTTTTGCCAGAAAACAACCCTATGTTCGGTAAAAAACACTCAGATTCTGCGAAAACGAAACAGTCTAAAATGATGAAAGAAAACAATCCGAACAAAAACGGCTGTTCAGAACAGCACAAATTAAATCAATCGTTAGCCGCTAAAAGAAAACCTCGATTTTTGTGTGTGCATTGTAATGGGTCTTTCATGGCTCATACGTTGGCTTGTTGGCATGGAGACAAATGTAAACTAAATACAAATAAAAGAGGGCAGTAATGGCGACGAATTTTTATTTTCGGAATTACGACGCATCGAACGAACAGAACCTTTACGAGGATCTGATCATCGAAGCTATCCGTATTTACGGAGAAGATATGCTATACATTCCTCGTGTTATTACAAACTACGACAAGCTTCTCGGCGAAGATGCTTCATCGCAATACAATCATGCCATCCTTGTAGAGCTTTACATCAAGTCGGTTGACGGGTTCACTGGCGATGGCAACTTCATGTCTAAGTTTGGTTTACAGATTCGCGATCAGGTTGTATTCAGTATAGCCCAGAGAACGTTCAATCAGGAAGTTGCTATTGTAACTGATCAGGTAAGACCGAACGAAGGCGACCTGATTTACTTCCCACTTAACCGTAAATGTTTTCAGATCAAGTTTGTCAATAAGTTCGAGATGTTCTATCAGTTCGGTGCGTTGCAGACTTGGGAACTGACTTGCGAGCTCTTCGAATACAGCAACGAACAGTTCAACACTGGTATTGCTGAGATTGATTCTATCCAACAGAAATACTCTCTCAACGTTCTTGATTATGCTATCATGGATGAAGAGGGAGTTAACCTTGTAACCGAAGATGGTAACTATCTAGTTGTAGAGGCTTACAAACCCGAAACTATTGACCCAGCTTCTGAAAATGATACAATACAGCAAGGAACCGACAACTTCCCGATTGGTTCTGATGACTTCATTGACTTTACCGAAACAGATCCTTTCAGTGAAGGTAACATCTGATGTTTTCGTCGACTCCATTTTATTTCTCATCTATCCGTAAATACATCATTCTGTTCGGCACTCTGTTCAATAACATTCATATCAGCAGAACAGATAAGAACGGTCAAATCACTATGATTGAGCGTGTGCCGATTACGTATGGTCCAAAAGACAAAATGCTTACGCGTGTTGTTCAAGATCCAAACATTGATCGTCAAACAGCAACGTATCCGCTACCAATGATGGCGTTTGAAATGACTGGTTTTGATTACGATGGATCTAGGAAACTACAAACTGTTAATCGTATTGCGGTAGTGGACCCAGATAACGCCGACAAAAACAAATACCAATACGTGCCTGTTCCTTACAACATAGGATTTCAGCTGAGCATCCTTGTCAAAAACGCAGAAGATGGTAACAAAATCGTAGAGCAGATTCTTCCTTACTTCACTCCGGACTGGACAACTTCTGTTCATCTTATTCCTGAAATGAATGTGAATATGGACATACCTGTTATTCTGAACAGAGTCAATCTTGAAGATGTGTATGAAGGCGATTTCAAAGAACGCAGATCGTTAGTTTGGACTCTTGATTTCACAATGAAGGGTTATCTTTATGGACCGGTCAAGTCTAAGAAGATCATCAAATTCTCCAACACTGAGTTCTTCGTTGTCAAAGGCGATATGGTCGCCAATACAACAAATCCGTCCGTATCGTTTATTCAGATTCAACCTGGTTTAACTGCGAATGGTCAACCAACCTCTAACTCTAGCCTTTCGATACCGGTTGCTAATATTGTTGCGACTGATGACTTTGGCTACGTAACTAACATCACGGAACAGGATTATGGAAAATAATGATGATGAAAGCCCAATCGACAGGGCATTGAATCTGGGACCAATCGTCCCACAAGATTACGGAAAAGCTCTGACGAATATTGTCAATGCGGCAAGAAACGATTCGGCTAAAGAAGATTTCACCTTCGCGCGAGCGAACGTTCGCGAGGTTGTAGAGAACGGTACTGATGCTATTGCAAAACTTGCTGTTATTGCAGATCAGTCTCAAAATCCCAGAGCGTTCGAAGTCCTCGCTAAACTTATGGACACCGTAACCAACGCATCTAAACAGTTGCTCGACATACAGCAGCAAATAAGAACGATCGACAAAGCAGATGTCCCCCAGGATGAAGAAGCAAAAAAACACGTTACGAATAATCTGTTTGTAGGTTCGACATCTGAGCTTCAGAAGATGATCGAGGATATGAAAAAGTGAATGAGATTAACAACTTCAGAAGTTACCTTGGTAATCCTAATCTAAAGCGCAGCGGAGTCTCTGTAAACTGGACTCCAGATTTAGTCCAAGAATACATGAAGTGCAAAAACGATGTCGTGTACTTCGTTACAACTTACATGAAGATCATCAACATCAACCGTGGTCTAGTTAACTTCGTTCCTTATCCATATCAAGAACAAATGCTCAAGACGATGGCGGAAGAAAGATACACCGTCATCGCTACGGCTAGACAGGCAGGTAAGTCGACTACTACTTGCGGATTCATTCTTTGGTATATCATTTTCCATGCAGACAAGACTGTCGCTCTACTTGCAAACAAAGGCGATACTGCACGCGAAATCCTTGGGCGTATTCAGCTGGCATATCAGCATCTTCCTAAGTGGCTGCAACAGGGTGTAAAAGAATGGAACAAAGGTTCGTTTGAGTTAGAAAACAACAGCCGAGTCATAGCAGCTGCTACTTCTTCTAATAACATTCGTGGTTACTCTATCAACCTATTGTTTATCGACGAAGCTGCGTTCATTGAGAACTGGGACGAATTCTTCACGTCAGTTTATCCTACCATTTCATCCGGTACTGAATCAAAGATCGTTTTGGTTTCAACTCCAAACGGTCTGAATCACTTCTACAAAATCTGGCAGAACTCATCAGAAGGTAAAAACAACTACAAGCCAATCAGAGTTATGTGGCATGACGTTCCGGGAAGAGATGAAGCCTGGAGAAAAGACACTCTTTCCGCGATGAACTTCGATACAGAAAAGTTCGATCAGGAGTACTGTGTAGAATTCCAAGGCAGCTCTGGTACTCTTATTGCTGGCTGGAAACTAAAAGAGCTAGTGCATCAAATACCGATTCATAAAAACGATGGATTACAGTTATTTGAACAGCCTGTGAAAGATCACCCTTACGTCTGTATCGTTGACGTGTCAAGAGGAAAAGGTTTAGACTACTCGGCATTCAGTATAATAGACGTTCATTCTATGCCTTACAAACAGGTCTGCGCTTACCGTAATAATCTAGTGTCACCAATTGACTATGCTGAGATCGTTTTCAGAGTTTGCAAATCGTATAACAACGCTGCTGTTCTTGTTGAAATCAATGACATCGGCGAGCAGGTTGCAACCTCTCTTCATTTTGATTTTGAATATGACAATGTTTTGTTCACAGAATCAGCTGGTAGAAGTGGCAAGAGAATCACTTCGGGGTTTGGTGGTAACATCGACAAAGGTATCAGAACAACAAAATCGGTCAAGTCTGTCGGTTGTTCAATCCTAAAACTTCTGATCGAGCAAAATCAACTTGTTCTAAATGATTTTGAAACTATTAGCGAACTCTCTACTTTTTCTAGGAAGGGGTTGTCCTACGAAGCCGAGCCTGGTAAACACGATGACATGGTCATGGGCTTGGTTCTGTTTGCCTGGCTTTCGGATCAGATGTATTTTAAAGAATTAACCTCAATAAATACACTCGCTAGGCTTCGCGAAAAAACAGATGAAGAAATATCACAGGATCTTACTCCGTTTGGATTTGTTGATAATGGCATGACGCATGCAGAGATAGTCGAG